TCTTAAAATGCGATATAATAAAGATGTAAATTCGTATCAAAAACAAAAAAAGAAACTACAATCTATTAGCCTAGAGTGAAGTTTCATTAACTAAATATTAATGTCGTTTTTTATTAAACTTGATTTTTACATCAAGCTCAAAGTCACTCCTGCCAGAGTGGCTTTTTACTTTTCTGGAAATAATATATGTAATAAAGCTAGCTGTTAAACTAGCTAACACTCCTAGTAAAAATTCGCTCATTTCTCCACCTCCTTCCTTTTAAGGGATGGAATGTAGAAAATGAAGCTCCACTCTTAGATTGTAGTTCCACAAGATTATTCTTGCATTTTAATTATAACATAATTTTACAATTATCAAATATCTATTCTTCATATTTTTTATTTATACAAATATTCTATATTGCAATAAAAAACATTGTTTTAAATATATATATACATAGGTATATACTAAATATGTTAAACTTAATTATAGAAAATATAAAATGAAAGGAATAAAAATATGACTAAGACTATATTATGTGATTACTGTAATAAAGGAATAAATAAAGATGATAATAAGTATATTACTTTTCATAAGAAAAGTCATATGAAAACTAACATTTGTATTAATTGTGCATTAAATTTGATAGATAAAGATAAATTAAATGAAAATATTATAAATAATCAACATGATTATTCAAAGAAATGAAAAAGCACTCTCCATAATGAAGAATGCTCTATATAATAATGTTTGACTTAGTAAAGATGTGTTGGGGTTACATATTTACTTTTTTATTATATCATATAACTTTGTGTATGAAAAAGAATTTAAATCAATTTTAAGGTGTGTTGAGTAATGTTCTTGATAGTTTATATGTTGATGAATTTCAAAAAAATAAGCACTCTTATAAAAAGAGTACTTTTGGTATATATTCAAGCATTTATCTAATACAATTATAGCATGTCTTATGTTTTAGTATGATAATTTTCGTTCGTTTTATTATTACAACTTCTACTATAGTTTTCATACTTTAACATCAACTAAATGAATTTAATTAAGATTACTAGTTAATCGTTTTTTGGTTCTTTCATATTCTGAAATCTAAAATTTTATTATTTGTTTATTGTTATTATTTAACACATGTTGGTATTTCAACGATTTATCTTATTGTTAATATTCTTATTGCTTCCAAAGTATATCTAATTATTTTTAAGATAATTTACTAATTTTTATTTTTTCAAACATACATTCGACAAAAAACAGTTTTTATATGGTATAATTATATTGTATAATACAAAAGGTTAATGAAAATAATTAATATTAAATGTACCAAAAAAAATAGTTTTTGATATAATGAATATTATAATAAATAATTATTTAAATAAAATATTATATAAGGATGTGATTTTATGGATTTCAAAATCAGAGAGCTAATTAATGATATAACCCAAGATATTATCCAAACATACAAAATCCAAATTCCAATAGTAAATATAAATCAAGTTGTTGATGCTTTAGGAGGCAAGGTAATAGAAGATAGTTCTTTAAGTGGATACTCTGATGGATTTATTAGAAAAGTTGATGATTCATTTGAAATAGTGGTATCTCCTTATCAACCAGATACCAGAAAGAATTTTACCATTGCTCATGAACTTGGACATTTATTTTTACACATGGGTTATGGCATTGATGATGAACTATGGAATAGTCAAGATGGAAATCAGTATTTTAGAAGTGGCAATACCAATAAGGAGTATCAATCCAATGAATTTGCAGCAGCCTTGTTGATGCCTAAACATGAATATAAAAGAATTATGGATGAAAACACAGTAGGTAATAAGGTCGACACTTCAAAAATTGCAGAATACTTTAATGTTTCCTCTTATGCAGCATCTAATAGAGGGAAATGGTTAGGATATTTACAATGGTAGATGATAAAGAATATAAAACTCAAAATGTAAATAATGTTCATAATTCAGCTAAAAACGAAAACGCTTTTAATCTTAAAAAGTATAAGGAAAAACTTCAAGAAAATATTAATACTGATATTTATGAAAAAGAAAAAGAACCTAATCATCCAGAAGTGATTTTGTTCTTTTCTTTTGATATAGCTAATTCATCATTATATAAAAATATAAATTATAGCGGATGGGCTAAGGTATTATCACATATAATTCGTAAGTTACAATATAGAGTTTATGAAAACCTTAAAGCACAACTTTGGAGAGTTCTTGGTGATGAGGTAATTTTCATTATCGTACTAAAAAATTATGATGAAATTTATAAATACATAGATATAATCTTTGATATTTTAACAAGCACTGCTAAAGATATAAAAAGTGGTAATATATTCTCTACACTAGAAGGATTTTCTGAATCTGAAAAATACTTAATGAAACTTCAAAATATTATTTCATTAAAAGGAGCGGCCTGGATTGCTATAGTATCAAGAAATCCTAATTTTAATGCTTTAGAAAATAATGAACAATATGAAAATATTTCTGCTATGTACGATTTATCCAATAATTATAAAATATTTGAGTTCTTAGGAAATGATATTGATGCTGGTTTCAGAATATCAAAGCAAACATGCCCAGAAAGACTTGTTCTTAGTTTTGAACTAGCTTATATATTATCAAGAAAAACTGATATTTTATCTAAATTACATATAATTACATATAAAAAATTAAAGGGTATCTGGAAAGATAAACTATACCCTATCATTTGGTATCATAATAAAGGAAAAAATAATGATATAGAATTTGATGATAGTTTTTCTTTTGATGAAATAGAAGAAAATGAATTGGTTCGAGAATATTTTTTTAATAAAAAAGGAGAAAGTAAATTACTAATTGATTCTTTTATGTTTAATTCTGTAGACAAGGCTTTGGATAAAATACTTATAGACAGAAACCTTAGTGATAAGATTGAAAAAATAGGTGACGTAATTTCTAAAACAAACCCCAGTTATGATAAAAATACAATAGATAAAGACTATATAAAAGTAGATTTAATGGAATTACACTGTGTTGCGGTTTGTTATAATAAATCAACTTCAAAAATATTAATTGCGAAAAGAAGTGATAATAGAAATAATAATGCGAGTAAATGGGAATTTGGTTGTGCTAAGGCAAGTCTAGAAACTTCAATTATAAATACTATTAAAGATGAATATGAAAAAGATTTTAATATAAACATTGAACCTATTACTGATTGCACAAGAAAAGATGATTGCCAACCTATACCTCTAGCAATTTATCAAGTTAAAAAAAGTGATGGTTTACACAAAGGCATTATAACTCTCGCAGAAATAATAAATGATTATGATATTTCTAAATTTGAACCCACATCAAAACATAATGAACTTGCATGGATAGGAGAGGATGAACTTGAAGATTTTAATGAAAACACAGTACCTGATTTTAAAGAAACTTTAAAACTAGCATTTAAAAAATTAAATGAAAATCAATTACAAGAATCTACAAATATGTAAATAGTATTCTTCTATGATTTGATTCTATCTTCATAGAGGAATACTAACCAAATAAAACATTTTCTAAATAGCATTAAAAACTACTACAAGTATATATATAAACAATATAATACCACCTAAAATAAAAGCTTCTACTGACTTTTTTACATTATACATTTTCTTATCACAGATTAAAGATAATTCTTTTATTTGAACAAGTGCATCATTAATCAAGTTTTCTTCGTCTTTAAATGCATTTTCAAATGCTTCTTTGTACTGTTCATTATTTAAAGATGCTATCTCTTTATAATAAAAAATAGATTTATATTCATTTTCTATTTTAGAATTCCTTGGCTTTAAAACCATAATCGAAAAATAAATTGAAATAACAAATATACATAATATAACAATGTAAAATAGCATCTCTAAACATCTGATATTACTTATACTTAAGTGATTCATTATTTTTTCCTTCCCTGAAAATAAAAAACCTATAATTGCACTATTTAATAATAGTAAAAAACTAGCTTTATTATCTGATTTTTCAATATAGTAATCAATTCTATTTACTATAAACTTCGCTATGTCTATTTTTTTATCCATGATTTTACTACCTCATTTCATTAAATTTTATATTGATTCAAAATTTTATTTTCTACTTATTATCATTGAATAAATTATTATTTGGAAATAATCTTATTGAAATAATAAAAATATGTGAAAGAAAGTAATAACTAACTATAATTACTACTTCCTAACTTAAACATTCTATCTCTTCCAATTAAAAGTAAGATATCGTCCTCTATAAGTTTCATATTCTCTTATAATATCCAATATTTCCTCCCTAGAAGTTGCAATTAAACTTCTATCAAATAGTTCAATCATTCTATTGCTATCATTATCAGAAACATTACAAGACTCTAATATCTCATTATTAAATATTGCAATAGCATACCCAGTACCTATTTTTATCTCATTTAATTCATGTAAATTATTTGCTGCTCTAAAGATATCAGCTTCAGCCAATCCACCTAAATCTTCGCTTCTATTAATCAAGTTATTAAGTTTAATACTAAAAGCTGCTCTTACAAATCTCTCATAAACCAATGCATCCATACATAAATCCTCCATTATCACAATAATATATTTACATTATATTACAATAATAGAGTTATCACAACAAACAACCACTTCTAGTTGATAACTTTTATCTATCTATTAATAAAATCCAATGCTTTATAAAGTGTATCAAATCTATCATTACCTTTTATCATAGTAAATTTTTCTTTAGTCATAGAACCAATCTTCTCACATGCTACACCGCCTACAACATAAAGATTTTGCGTCTGACCTGGCACGTAATCTTTTATATCACATATCAGTATTTTCCCATCATTATAACCCCAACCAACTACAGTTGCAGGGATTTTGTCAACTTCTCCATCATAAACAATTGTATGTTTGTACATCTGTTTAACTCCCTCGTTATCTATTTTTTTATTTAATATACCCTCAGCAATCAACTTTGCAACTATATCTTTATGTCTAATATAATAATCTGTATCTGCTTTACTGTCTACAAAACATACTTCTATTAATATTGCTGGTGCTTTTGTATGACTAAGCCAGTAAAGACCTCTTACATCCGATTTTGCACCTCTGTTTTTAAATACAGTTGCTAATTTATCATTAACTCTTTCGGCATATATCTTACCATTGTTAGTTTTGTATATTGTCTCTGTACCCATTGGATTTAAGGTTGTTTTATTTGCGTTGAAATGAATTTGTACTGCTAAGTCTACATCTTGCTTGTTAGCTATTTGACATTGTTCTGCTAAGTAATTACTAGATTTATCTACTTTTCCAGTATATACAGTAGCTCCACCTTGTTTCAACCATTTAACAATTAAATCAGTTAGTATTCTGTTTTCTTTTCCTTCGTCTATATAGCCAGTTGCTCCTGTTCCTTTTCCTGTTAGTGTATGTCCTGGTACTAACGCTACCTTCATTATTTATCACCATCCTTCAACTGTTTGTAAACTTGATTTGCCCCTATTGCAACTCCCCAACATAAAATTCCTTGTAAAATTGATGAAGGATTAAATCCTAACATCCATATTGAAAATCCAATTCCTAGCACAAGCAATATGATTGGAATGTATTTATTATCTAGTTGTTTATATTTCTTAAATCCAAATCCTAATACATTAAGAGCAACTACTAGTAAAAGCAGTTGCTCTGGTATAAAACTTATTAAATTATCCATCTTTTATTTTCCTCCAATTCTATTTATAATTTCATCAATTCTAAGATGTGCTTGTTTTGTACTTGCTTCTACTTTTGCAACTCGTTCACTGATATCTAAGAAACTTGTATTAAACTTTGCTACATCATGCTTTATATCTCTTACATTCTCACACAGAAAAGTTATTTGTTGTTCTAATTTTGTAGTTGTTTCTGTATCATCTTGTATCTTTCTGTTTGAACTATTTCTAAATGCTAAGTAGGATATTACAACTCCTGCTACTGCACATAATAGATTTATGCTAATTTCTTCCATACATCCTCCTTATTTTGTGTTAAAATAAGACTTAGAAATTTATCTAAGTCTTCGACAATTAACGATACTTAACTGCTATATAATCATAACCTGCTCCGCCATTAACTGGACCTTTTGGTAACCATGAATTATCCTTTATATCTATGCCTCTGCGACTATCAGTACTATCAAAACACGTTTCTTTCGTTCTTGCATTATAAAAGAAATAAAACAAAGGAGTGTATATACAATAATATTTTTCACCTACAAGATTTGTGGTAGTATATGAAACAATGTCAGGCTTAAAACCCACAACTATTCCGTTTGGATAATGTTCTTTATCATATATAAAAAATCCACTTGTACTTTGATATCTATTTCGTAAACTATTTATAGTATTATCTTTGCTTACTATAGTATTCTTAAATCCTGTAATATAGTTCGCATAATCTTGAAATGTTTGTTCTGGTGTAGCAGGAGAGCCGATAGCAGTTGATAAAAGTGTTTTTCCACTATCGGCTTCTTGAAAAGCCTCATCTGCTCTATCTATACATTCTTTCAATGCTCCTTCTACATTATCACTTGTAAAATTATTCTCTGTATCTTCTATAGTTACATTCTTTGCTTCTAATACAAGATTTCTAACTTTATTAACTAACTCTTTAAAAGTCATTTAGTC